TGTGTTGAAGCAATTGGACCACAAGTCCAAGTAACCAGTAATGACGTATCCGTGATTTATCAGGGCGATGTCATTTTGGGCCGCTTAGCTATGGGCGCGGATTATCTGAACCCCGCTGCAGCTGTTGAGCTGTACGTCGGCGGCACTGCTCCTTCTGCATTCTGATATTTATCAACCTTATACAGGATCTCTTCGGGGATCCTTTTTTTTAATTATATGGCTTTTCCTACCACTAACTCTACACAAGAGCTCCCAGCTGTAAATCAAATACTGCAATCATGTGGTCAGGCTCCTGTGACCACTCTTGATCAAACCAACCCGGACGTTGCGATTGCTTATAGCACCCTCACTCAGGTGTCCCAAGAAGTCCAGGCCGAAGGATGGTCATTTAATTTAGAGCTTGATTACGAGTTTACTCCTGATACCAATAACGAAATACTCATACCAAATAATGTTTTACAGATTGACCCAGCACCAGAGTACTTTGAACTTGATGTCATTAGACGCAATGGTAAATTGTACGACAAAGTTAAGCACTCCTATACATTTACTGAAGTATTAAAGTGTGATGTAAAATGGTTATTTGATTGGATTGACCTACCTGTACCTATTCAAGATTACATTACTGCCAGAGCTGCAACTATTGTGTCTTCAAGAATTGTAGGTGATTCTACACAATATCAAATGCTTGGACAGAAAGAAGCATATAACCGAGCTATGGCACTTGAGTACGAATGTAATCAAGGTGACTTTACATTCTTTGGCCATCCAAGAGGTATCAATTCTTATATTAGTTATCAACCGTACCATGCATTGTATCGTTAATGGCAGCAGTTACTCAACGCATCAATAACTTTTTAGGTGGCGTAAGTCGTCAACCTGATTCAAAAAAACTACCTGGACAAGTTCGTGAATGCTTGAATGCATATCCTGATCCTACATTTGGACTTGTCAAACGTCCAGGTTTTAAATACTTAGATGTACTTAAGGATACTGGAGGTGCAGCTTTTAGTGCAACAGCATTAGATAATGCTCACTGGTTCTATATTAACCGTGATGATGATGAAAGATATATTGGCTGTATAGCTGGTACAGGAATCCATATTTGGAATGCACTACCAGATAGTAATGGCAATTACATTAAGGCTGCTGTTACTTTCTTTAATAATGGTGTTGCTGGTTATAACCCAGCTAACTATCTAAATACTACAAAAACAAACTACAGTGTTCTTACGGTACAAGATACTTCTATTATTACTAACTCAACATTTACTGTTGCTAAGAATGCAGACCCTTCTTATACGTCTGGTTTCAACCATACTATTAGATTAACTAGTGTTGAATATAGTGCTGAGTATTCAGTTACTATTGGAAGCTCTACATATACTGAGACTACACGTAATGCAGATGAGTTTACACCAGCTAACTCTAACAAGGCTTTATCTGCTGATGATATATTAACTGATCTTGAAACAGGTATCAATGCTTTAAATATTAGTGGATTAACAGTTACCAGATTAGATACGACCCTTGAATTAGCATCTACTTCTGCAATTGTTGTTACGGCTAGTGGGGGCAAAGATACTACAAAGCTTCAGGCCTTTTCAGATCAAGTCATTAATGTAACAAAGTTACCTGAGCAATCTATTCAAAATCGTATTGTCAAAATTAATAATTCTGGCTCTACTAGCGCAGCTTACTATGCCAAATTTATACCAGAGTCAGGAACATCTGGCCCTGGTTTTTGGGAAGAATGTCTCGGTTTTGGAATGTCAAATGGTCTTAATACTACGACCATGCCACACGAGCTAGTTAATACTGCGCTAAATACTTTTGTATTTCAGCCTGTAGACTATACACCACGTTTAGTTGGTGATGATACTTCTAATAGTCACCCTTCATTTTTAGGCAATAAAATTCAGCAGGCTTTCTTCCATAACAATAGGTTGGGGTTTCTAACTTCTGACAATGTGTCTATGAGTCAGACTGGTGAATTTTTTAATTTCTATCATATCTCAGCTTTGACACTAACAGATGCTGATCCTATTGATATTAACTGTTCAAGTATTAAGCCTGCGGTATTACATGCAGTTATACCTACAGCACAAGGTCTAGTTCTTTTCAGTAAGTCTCAACAGTTCATCATGATTTCTGATGATCAAGTGCTTACACCTACTACAGCAATCATTCGTGGTATTTCTAATTACGAAATGGATCCTGATATTGATCCAGTGGATGTAGGAAGTAACTTAGCTTTTGTTAGTAAGACTCCTGGATACTCTCGTATATTCGGTATGCAGACACGTGGTTCTCAAGAGAACCCTATTGTTATAGATATTAGTCGTGTTGTCTCTGAGTGGGTTCCAGACACCGTTGAGAACCTTATAGCTAGTCCTGCTAATAGTTTTATAGCTTTATATGGTCCTACGACTAACTATATCTGGTTCTATCGTACATATAATAATGGACAAGAAACACTTTTACAGGCTTGGTATCGATGGTACTTACCAGGAACAATACAACATGCAGTAGTTAATAATGATCGTATGTATTGTGTTGTAAAACAAGGTGATAAAAATATACTGTTAACAGCAAGTCTTACTCAAACTCCTGAAGATCAGATTTTAGTTAATAGTGATGGTCAGCAGATTAATCCATATATGGATATGTATGCAGTAGCATCTTCTGTCAGTTACGATTCGTCCACTAAGGTATCTAAGTGTTATTTACCATTTAGTGATATTGCCACACTTTCTCCAGTCCTTGTTATTAAAGGTACAGGTACAAATAATTTTAATGGTGTAACAGAATCTGGATTTACACTTAGTCCTGAGCGTGGTACGGACAGCACTGGTGACTACTTTATCGTACCTAATAAAGATCTAAGAACACTCGCAAGTGATGTAATCGTTGGTTATAAGTTTAACTTTGATGTTCATTTACCAACCATATATTTTAATAATGATCCACAAGGTACGTTATCAGACTTCACTGCAAATGTTACCATTGCTCGTTTAAAATTTTCTGTTGGTTTATCTAGTGGTCTTGGATTCAAAATTAAAGCAAAAGGATTAGCAGAGTGGTCTGATGTCACACCAACGCTAGATGCTAACTATTACTTAGCAGATGACGTACCACTAGAAGAACAAAACGTATTTACTGTACCAATTCATCAGCGATCAGAAAATGTTTCTGTCCGTCTTTATAGTGATACACCCTTCCCAGTATCATTAATTTCAATGGTATGGGAAGGAAATTATTCACCAAGATTTTATAGGAGGACTTAAATATGGATCCAGCAACTGCATTTACAATTGTATCTACTGGATTGAGTATACTTGGTGCAAGCCAACAAAATGCAGCAGCTAATGCTGCATCAGAAGAAGCGCACCAGCAGGCACTAAAGCTTGATGCCCATGATTGGGCCATGGCTTTACGTAGGCATGACTTTGCTATGGCTGATTTAGGCGTTAAAATGGAAAATGACGCCAATGTAAGAGCTTATAGAGAAGCAGAGTCTATACAGAAATGGAATACACAGAATGAAATAAGGGAGTATGAGTATAAGAACCGTGTAGATGCGTTCAATAGATCTGAAGATATCTTTGAACAGCAAATGGAGGTTAATTCTTTTAGTTCTATGCTCGCGCATGATGAAGCAAATAGATTCTTTGAAGAGCAACAAATCGCTAATAATTTTTCTAAAGAAGGTCTTACAAGAGATTTGTTTAAAGCTTTAGATAATACTGCTTTTGCGAAGGCTGAGATTGAGTTAAATAAACATACTTCTATTCAGGGAGCTGCTACCAAAAGGCGTGAAGCTGAACTGCAATACCAAAGTAAACGTAAGGAACTTGGTTTTAAGTCTCAATCCAATATGATTGAACAACTTCAAAATGAAGGTAAAGCTAGATCGAGAGGTACTGGACGTAGTGCTGGTAAGAGCATTCAAAGTGCCATGATGCTGGCTAGTATGCAGCAAGCCCAAATTGTTGAAAATATAGCTGATTCTAAGCAACAATTTAAAATTGCTTCTACAGCTATTAATCAAAACATGATGGCAGAGATTAATGCAGGAGTTTTACAGACTGGTAATCTAGAAAACGCAATGGAGTATAAACGGCAAGAACATAATCAAGGTCTACGTGAGTTAAAAGCATCTATGGATAGTGCTCGCTATAATCTTAACTCGACAAGAATGAAGATTAATCTTGATAAGCAAGTTGCTAACTTACGTGCTAATGCTAACCGCATGTTAGAGCCCACTATTGGGCCTGAGATTCCTAGACCTATCAAACAACCAGAAATTAATTACTTGGAACCACTTGCTCCTGTGAAAGGTCCTCCACCTGTGAAAGGTGCCGCTCAAACAATCCCTGCAGCAACCACAATGGCTAATGCGTTTAGTAATCTAGCTGAATTTGATTTTTCAACACCCAACCCAGGAAAATAAATGTCTAAATTCAAAGGGTACGCCCAATCAACTGGATTTAAAAATATACAAATACCTGACACTTCTAAGAGAATTCTAGATGAAGGCAATCTTACGTTAAAACGTATGAAGGAAGTCTCCCTGATTGAGCAGGAGAACGCTGAAACATACATCCGTGCTTTACAAGATAAGTACAAGATGGAAGGACAGCAAAGAGATACAGTCTTTAAGCTGGAAACTGAAAACTTGGATGCTGTACGCAGCGCCATGGTCAGAAACGCTCAGACTATTAATGATAATGCTAATATAAAAACTCAACAAGTTAAGCAAACATTTGATGCTTTAGCTTCATTATCTAAAACAGCAGCTGAAACCTCAAAAAAAATTTCACAAAATATTCATGACAGCCAGGTTAAGTCTGGAGAATTGTTTGCTGCTGAACTTTCGATGTACGGTATCAGCATGGCTGAAGCTGAGTACGTCAAGAATATGGATCGTGCATTCATTGCTAACGATTCTAAATATAAAGCTATTGAAGATAAGCTGTTAGCCTCAGGCGCTGGTAACAATGTTATTGAGCGCATACGGTCTATGAACTCATCTACCTTCTATGGTCTGAAGAAGACCATGTTGGTAAATGCTGGGGATCAATATGCTGAACTAATGCCGCAATGGGAAGCAGCGGATCTTCGTAATGTTGACGGTACTTCTGTTGGTATTAGTCTTGGTGAAGCTAGGTTAATTAAGCAATATGATAACCTTGTCGTTGCACAAGATGCTAGAAATAAGTCTAGATTTATTTCTGATTATGGTGGGGCTGATGATAAGTTTGTAAAGGCATATCTTTATCCTTCTATTGATTCTGTCGATAGACATGAAGCGCGTCAACGTGGTGCTCAGCGTGCAACACAACTAAAAGCTGAACGTGATATCCAAGAAACCCAAGATATTGCTACTGCTTTTAAGCATCGTGGTGTTCCGGGTCTTATGGATTATATGGCCAATCACCCGCTCAAGAAAAAAGCTCGTGAAAGAGTTATCAGCACCTTGACTCAGATGGCTAAATCTGGAACTCTTGGGGATGGTACTCCTGATAGCCAACTAACTGTATTACGTGCTTTAAGAAAAGCACAGGTCTTTTTAAATCCTGGTGGACCCGGAAAGTCTTTTGATGATTTATATGGTAAAGGTTCAAAATTAGATGAGCTTGCAGAACTTGAGGACACCATTAAAGATAAATATATATCCGAAGTTCGTGACATATCCTTTCTTCGGACGCAACATATCCAAAAGCAATCTGATGACTCTTATAAATACCTGCAAGGTGTTGATCAGCTACCTAGGCAGGTTGTAAATCAAACTATTGAAAAGCTTAAACGCTTAGGTGCTGATACTAGTCGGCATGCATCCTTACTTTCAACGACTGTTGAAGGACAAATGGAGCAAGCAGAGGATGTTTGGTTACAAGGTTTAGCGGATACAGGTAAACTTTCTTCACAACATCTACAAGGTGTCTTTGGTATTAATAGAAAGAAATTTCAACCTATTGTAGATGCTTGGGAAGCTCAACTAGGTGAGCTACCTATCCCTGATAATGACATTAGAGCTACTTTTAGAGATCAACTAATGGGGGCACTTAATGAACAAAGTTACGAAAAAGCAAAGGGTGATGGTACCTTTAACGTAGCTTTAGCTGATGCTCATAACATGTATAAAGCATACCTGAAAGACGGGTTTCAACAATTATCCGGTACTGCTTCAGACTTACAACGTAAAGCACTTCAGTATGTATCTGGTCACATCAGAGATTATGAAAATCCTGCCAGTAAGTTTTATGTACGCCCTCAATTAGGAGACGATAAAACTAAAGGTAGTAAAGGTCCAGCTTATTTCGCTAAGTATAGACAAAGCGACTCTCTATATGAAGAGCCTGATGCAGTAATTATTGGCTCAGATGAAAGGCTAAAACTAATTAACAATCCTGAACTTTTGCAGAAAGGTAAATATATCAGTGATTCATTCCTAGGACTTATTAAGCAAAAAATTAAACGAGGACAACCTATTGTGATACCGCCTGTAGTATATGAAATTTCAAGGGTTACTGATGTTAAACCTTATGAAGTAATTAATCAACAACTACAGCGTTCTGGCAGTGAATTACGTGCTCAGCCGGGTGTTGTAGATATGTTGAAAGATAGAGATGAAGTACGCGAACATCCAGCACTTAAGGAAATTCTTTACAGACCATTTACTTCTAATATTAATAACGTTGCAAATGCAGCTGGTCAAAAAGTAGGACGTATACGTATAGGTACAGAAGGATATTCAGATGTTGTTTCTTTAGCGCGGCAAGCCGGTTTTAAAGCCCCAAATGTTGCAGCTGCTATATGGGCTCACGAAACTGGTTACGGTGAATCTATGTCTGGGCGAAATAATCTATTTAATATCAAAAGTACTAATGGTACTGGCCCTACGACTATGACTAAAGAGTACGATCAGAATAACAGAGCGTACACTACTTCAGCTCAGTGGAGAACTTACGAGGCTCCAAGCCAGTCTGTAGATGATTTTATGAAATTTATTTCTAAATATCCTGGCGTTGCAGAAGCTCAAACTCCTAGAGAATTAGTTACTGCATTACATTCAGGCAATTATGCTACAGACCCTGAATATGTGCGTAGAGTTGTTGGTGTCATGTCTGGATATGGAGTCAACCCTGACGCACCCTTTATGCAATATTCAGGACCACCTACTCGTGATCCTAATCATTCATCTAGTACATTACAACACGTCTATAACGTAGGAAGTATTGGCTGGGGTTCCACTGGTCCCCATTTAGATCTTAAACAGGAAAATAATGAAAACACCCCTGAAAATGAAAAGGGTCAATTCTACCATTACAAAGATCCTGAAATTATGGAATACATCTTTGCTGATGATTCTGAGTTAGGGATGATTCCTATTGGTGATGCTCCTATGACAGGTAGTTGGGAGTCCCACACTAAACGAGGTTCTAATGGGTATGACTATGGGTTTCGTAGTGGTACCAAAATTCTAATTAAACCACCAGCTCGCGTTGTTTACAGTCAGAAAACATCACAGGGTGACACGATGATGATCATTGAACTTCCAAGTGGACGCAGATTTAAATGTCATCATGGGACGGCAGCTTAATGGAAGAAAATAATAATAAAGAACTTACTCCTGAACAACAGCGGATTCTACAAGAAGAGAATGAAAACGATGCTCTGAGTAAGATGCCTCCTCCTGCAGAAGTACCTAATCCATTATTTGATCCAGAGGCAGCTCAAGCTGATGCTGATCAGAACTTTGCAGAATCACAGGCTCTTAAAGATAATGCTCCTGATGAATCTACAATACAATCTAATGTCATTGAATCAGTAGGAGCACCTGTTATGGGTGTATTAGATCTAGGTCTTGATGTAGTAGGTATGATACCAGGCGGTGAGTCAATCGACAATGCTTGGGATGAAGCTACAAAATATAAGAACCCAGGCATTCAGAAAGTAAGAGATATCTTTGGAATTGTCCTACCTACTATGTTTGGTGCTGGTGCCGCTATAAGGGGTATTCAAGGTATTAGTAAGCTTCCAACGCTTATGAAAGGTTTGGCTGCTATAGGAGCTACTGGTGCTATTGATGGTGCTGTTACTTATGTCAGTGATACTACTGAAGAAGGCGATAACCTGATGAGGATGTTAGATGATACAGCACCTTGGCTAAACATCCCTGATAACTGGCAAACGCTTGATTCTGACAGTCCTGAAGTACGTAAACACAAGAATACGTATGAAGCTGTTGGTTTAAGCGTTGTTGGTGACGTCCTTGGTTATGGTATTAACTTAGCCAAAATTCTGAAAGGAGGACGTGTTCCTGACTTTATGAGCTGGTTTAAACCACTTGATGAAAAAGCTGCTAACTATAAAGCTGCTAAAGAACTAGAAGCACCTACTGCAATGCCTGGTGAAGAAGGTCTTGAAGTTCATGTAAGGTCTCAAGCTTCACTGCGTGAATGGCAGCAGGATGAAGTTGCAATTCGAAGACTAGAAGCAGATCCTGCAAGTGTTGGATATGATCCATTCATTACACCAAAACTTTCTACAGAAGCTGATAGAGCTACCCTTAGTGTTCCACCAGCAGCAGCAGTTAAAAATGTTTTAGATACTGCACTTGTTGATTCTGGAATTTCTAAAGGCACTCCACCTAGTCCTATAACTGAACCAAGTTTCGATAAATTGGCTGACGGTAGTGTTGATGCTCGTGAACTTTTGGTTGATATAGCTGCTGATGTTCAAAATTCTGGACAATATGAAGTTGCAACTGGTCCGATGCGTGGGTTAACTGATGTTGATTTAGACGCTTTATATGATAAGAAATATGGAGAAGCCTTTGAGTTGGATGACCCTGAACTTCTTAGAACAGCAATGCTTGAAAACGCTAGTGTTCTAGGTGATTTCGGGATTAAATATGCAAATGAAACTGCTACTCAAGCAATGGCAGCAGCAGCTAGAGATTTAGTCAAAGTATATCTTGGTAATGATATTCGGCGTACTTCTGGTAGGTTACTAAAAACAACTGCTAGTGAAATCTCTGATATTGCTGATGGATCCATTCGATTCAAAGAGGTTGCAAATCAAAACCGTCTTAGAAAAATGATTGGCGATCGTATAGAGATTATTACTCAAGAGTATGGTCTCAGTAAATACATTGCTGGTTGGTCTCTTAATAATAAAAAACTATTCAGCAGCCAAGCTTTTAAAGATGATCCTGATGAAGTGATTCAATATATCAGAAAAAATTTTGATGAGAAACGTGCTGAGATGGTTCAAAAGTCTAAGAATCTGAGAAAAGAGATGGATAGGCTTTATGAAGTTAATCCTAATGCTATTGAGCCTTTGTTTACAGCTTTCTCTATGAGCAAAGGAGATATTACTACTCAAAAAGCTATGATTGAATGGGCTAGTAATCAAATCAAACTTAAAGGTTATCTAGTCAGTCCAGACGGTAACGGCATGAATATGCTTGCACAAGGTCTATGGGCAGTTCGTTATAACAATGTTCTTTCTGGTATCTCTGCACTTAGAGCTATTGCTGGTAACACTACTAGTCTTATGGTCAAGCCTATTACGGCAATGCTAGGGCATGGTATTGAAGGTATTGTTGGCGGTAACTTTAAAGACTTTAAACGTGCTTGGTATGGCTATGGCTCTTTTATAGAAACTAATGCACGTGCTTTAGGTCATGGTTGGGAAGGTTGGAAAAAAGCCAATGCTGATCCACAGGCATTCATGGATATGGCACGTAAGGATAGAGTAGTTATTAGGGATGAACAGCAATGGGAGTTACTCCAAAATGTTGCTGATACTGAATGGTCTAAGAGTGGAACTATTGGTGATGCTGGTAAGCTAATGCTCCATGGTTGGGCTAAAGCTAACAAACATATATCTGAAATGGCATTTATGCGTTATGGCACTAATGCAATGATTGCTTCCGATCAATACGTCACTTCTACGCTTGCTACCCAAGCTGCACGTATGAGAGCCTACGATGAAGTATTTGAAGCTACTGGTAAAGTACCTTCAAAACGAGCTCTTATTGCTGCAGAACGTAAGCATTACGATTCAATGTTTGATAAGAATGGTCTTATCACTGATGATGCAGTTAAACATAGTAGTTCTGAACTTGCACTTAATTTAGATACTGATGTATCTAATTCAATCAATAACCTTACTTCTCAATATCCAGGCTTGAAAGCATTGTTTATGTTTCCACGTACTGGTATTAATGCTATGAGAATAGGTTTGTCTTATACACCACTTGCAAGGCTTGGGCCTAGTAGTAAGTACTCTAAAATTCTTACAGCTGGTAATGATCAAGACAAGATCTTTGAGGCTCTTCTGGAGCATGGTGTTAAGCAAACAGACCCTAATGCGATGAACATCTATCGCAGTTTAAAGGCTGAATATAAAGGTCGAATTGCTTTTGGCACAATGATTACTACTGGTCTTTTAGGTTATGCAGTAGGCGGTAATATTCGTGGCAATGGTCCTGTTAATGCAGCAGAACGTCGTGCTATGAGAGATAACTATGGATGGACCCCAAAAACTATTAATATTGGTGGTAAGTGGTTTTCTTATTCAGGCTTAGAGCCCTTTGATACTTTATTAACTTTAATTGGTGATCTTGGTTATTACGCTACTGATATCGGTTCTGAACTTACTGAAGATTTGCACCACAAAATTTCTTGGACAATTGCAGCTGGATTCACTAATAAGACATTTATGGCTGGTTTAGAACCACTCGTTAAACTTGCTAGTGGGGACACTACTGCTATGTCACGTCTTATGGCTAATGAAGCACGTGCATATATTCCTTTGTCAGGAGCTGCTGGTGTATTGTCTAAATCTATTTCTTCTAGTCAGAAGGATATCCATGCTGATTTTGTTGGTTATGTCAAAAATAATCTGCCTGGTTTCAATACAACGCTTCCAGAACGTATTGATGTATGGACAGGTAAGCCTATTAATGATATTGATGATCCCGTAATGCGTTTCTTCAATGCATTTAATCCTGTACCAATCAGTGATGGGATTGAACCTTGGAGAAAATGGCTACTTGAAACAGGTTGGGATGGCATGAAGCTACTTCGCAAAACTACTGACGGTAAGTATGAATATACACCTGAAGAAAGGACTGAGCTTTATAAGTATATGGGTAGGATGGGTCTTTATAAGAAGATTGAAAAGCTTATGAAGTCTCCCCGTATAAATCATCAGCTAGATGTTATGCGAAGGTTACGTGCTTCAAATCAAGACTATGATTTTGCTACAATAAAAACAGAAGGACTACCTGTTTACGATTACTTAGACAATATTATAAGAGAAGCACAGATTGTTGCTGAACAACAAATGAATATGAAGAATCCTACTATTGCGGACAAGATTAAGGCCAATACTCAAATCACGAATTTAGTGAAACGAGGCAGAGTTTCTGAGGCTAAAAAGATCGCTGATGGATTTAATATAGACTTTAAGAATAGAGACCAGTAAACTTACAATTAGCTAATGGCAATCACACAAAACACATTCACAGCACCTAATAGTTCAACAACGGACTATTCATTTACATTCCCATATTTAAACACTACAGATATTAAGGTAAGTCTTAATGGTGTAGATACAACTGCATATTCACTGCCAAACGTCACGACAATTAGGTTTACCACTGCCCCTTCAGCTGGGGATGCAATTCGTATTTATAGAGATACTAATGTTGATACTCTACAAGCTACGTTTTATCCTGGTTCAGCGATTAAGGCAAATGACTTAAACGGTAATTTTAACCAGAATAATTATTCAGCACAAGAGTCTAAGTCGCTAGCTTCACAAGCACCCACAGCATTAGCTAACTCGATTGCTGCTGTTAACACTGCGAACCAAGCTTCTGCTGATGCTACAAGCGCATTATCAAGTGTAACCAGTGTAGTGTCTTCCATAGTTGTGGCGGATGTA